TGTCCATGTTGGAGCTGTTCCAGGGTCAACAATTGCCCATGCATTTGTACTCATTATACCTGTTGTTGAGGTCATTGTCACTCCTGTAGGGTTACCTTCAGCACTTATTCCAGCTAAGAAGTCACCTATTTCAATAGTTCCAATGCTGTTGCCTGTAACATTTACAGTTACTTTTGTAAACGCATCTTCGTTACCTAATTGAAGATCTGCTACAACACCCGTTAATGATAAGTTAGCATCACCAGTAATTACTTCATTACCCGTATTTGCAGTTAAAGGTTGTCCTGTAACATTTACTTCAATCGATGGGACAACTACTTCTTCTCCGCCAATACCTATATCAGTTCCAACAGATTGACCCCATTGACCTTCACTCCAAGGAGCATTACCCCATGGTTGAGCTGAAGCTGTTGTAACCTCTACTGCTACTAGTTCACCTCCAAAGGCTGTTCCAACTGAAGAAGACATAGCGATTCCTGTATCAAGAACAACTGGTATTTCTGTTTTTCCTACATCTTGGAAAGCACTTTGTACTCCAGTTGCAGTTACGTTTGCATCTGCGATATGTTCCGTTTCAGTACCAAGAAGAATAGTGACACCATCTCCAACGCCCCACATTCCAGAGCCCCAGTATTCTGTACCCCATTCATCATTAGATGGTGAAGTTACTTCGACTGTTACTAATTCTCCACCGAAAGCACCTCCGTTTGTAGATTGTAATTCTATTCCCGTTGGTTCTATAAGAACTGAAATACCGGCAACTACACTTGCTACAGTTGAATTTAATTCAGAACCTGAAGGTGTTGCTCCAGCACCTGCTCGACCAATAGATGACCCAATTGAAATAGTATTACCATCACCTACACCCCAACCACCAACACTCCAAGGGTTTTCACCCCAAGCTTCATTACCCGCAGAAGTAACTTGAATTGTTACTAATTCACCACCAAACGCACCTCCGTTTGTAGATTGTAATTCTATTCCCGTTGGTTCTGCAGTGATAGAAATACCTGAAACTTCTTCACCTTGTTGAGTTTGTATTTGAATACCTGTTGCTTGGAAAACAAAATCAGTTCCTGCAGCGACAGAAGTTATTGAAGTACTTAATGAATTGCCTGTTACAAGAATTTCAGGTGATGTTAGCTCACCCCATTCTCCAGCTCCCCAATACTGTCCACCCCATCCAGGATTTACAGTGAAGGCTAGAGTTCCTTGTTGTGAATTAAGTTGAACGCCACTTAAAGTTAGTGCGCTATCACCCATTGTTCCCCAGTTAGCAAATCCCCATGTTTGTGCTCCCCATGTACTTTGGGTAATATCAAAAATACCTCCCATTCCAATTCCATGGACATAGCATAGGTAATAAAAATCTGTTTCTGAAGATGGAGTTACTTCAATGTAACGAGTGGTTGCTGCATTGAATGTGGTTGTGTTTGTATAATTTGCTTGGTTACTAGCTCCATCAAGATAGTAAGTGATTCCTGAAGAAATAATTCCAGACGTACTTGTGTTTGTAGAAAAAACTAATGGGTGATTATCATTTGAGGCATCACTTTGTTCAAATCTTAAAGTTCCACCATTAACCCAACTAACTGTTCCAGGACCTGTAGCATTTCTGCTACCGTCTAAGTAATAAACATTACCTGTCCCGCCTCCGTAGAGGTTGCCCGATGCTACGGTTACAGAATAAGTGTAATTTGCCATAGCACCGGCTCCCTCCTAAATTATGCGATTCTCAATATTGCTGCCGAAGAAGTGAATGCTGGAAACTGAATTGTAAATGTTCCAGAAGTCGCTGTTTTATCTGAACCGAAGTCTAAAGCACAAATTGCTTTGTCGCCTTGAGTATCGTTATAGATTAGCGCACCTCTTGCAGTCAAAGTAACACCTGTAAAAGATAAGTCAGCAAAGTCAACGATAGCTACACCTGTATCTAAACTAACTTGTTGAGATTGTAGTATTCCGCCTCCTGCTGCATACTGACCAGAAGCACTAACCTCACCACCTGTAATGTAGGCTGTAGTTGCAGCATTGATAGTTGCTGTTGATTTATATAGTGCTAGTTTAATTTGATTGCCACCAGTTTCTAAATCATGAGTTCCTTCTAGAATCTCTTCTTTAAAACTGTTGCAAACCGCTTGTGTAATTGCCATAATAATTTCTCCTTAATTTTTAATTATTTGGTGAAGGCGAAGGTATTTTTATCCTCGGCACTCCATCTGTATACTCGTCTCTACGTCTTCTGCCCATTTGCTCTAACGTAAAGCTTTGTACAGATACATTATACTTGTCTGAATAGATTTTGTACATATCCATTGGGCCTTTTAAAAATTCATAACAATTTACCATTACCGCATTAAACAATAAATCAGGAGCGTTTTTAGATAAGTATGTTTCTGTATTAGTAGCAGATAATGCCTCAGGTGAATAAATATAGCTCAACTGAACTTGAAATTGAGCGCTTGGAGCTGGAGCCATAATTAATGTAGTTTCTTTCCAATTAGCGTAATACTTTGGAACTCCTGTAGCTCCTGTTGAATTGTATTCAAAAATAAAACTTGTATCTCTTTTATCTAAAAATTCTTTCGTGGTAGGGGTTTGAGTTGTATCATATACAAGAATGGATCTAACTATAATAGAAGTCCTTGTAGCAGTAGTATTTGGAGAATTAGGTAGATCAAGATAAGGTGAATTAGTTTGTAAATTAGCTGTTGCATATTCTCGTGTATAATCAGCATCTACCTCTCTAAAGATACGGTTTTCAGCATCTCTCACCATATCTTGAATAATAGAATCTGTTAAAACAGTTGATCCAACCTCTGTATAATCTCTAACTTTTTGTAATAATTCTGCGTATGTCATGATATAACTATTGTAACACTTCCTGCTGTTGTTCCAACCTGCCTCTGTTTATTTTCTTCTAATGGAGAAATAGAGGGTTGCATTCCATCAGATGTAAACTGACCTGGCCAATATTGTGGATCTAAATAAACTGTTACAGGTGCTGATCTTTGTGGTCTTGCATTCCATAAGGCTTGAGGATCAGCCATGTGTGGCTTCGGATCTAGTTGAGGTTGCTTAGCTTCAAACTCAGATGTGTGTACCCAAGAACCGTTCCATTCTTTTACCATCTCTCTGTATGGAAAAGCTTGTCCTGATCTATCTGATATGGATTGTGAATATTTTCCCTTAGCGTAAGCCATTACGATCCTTGTGGGTAGTAAACATTAGGGGTGATGTAAACAGACGTTCTCTGTCCATCTTCTTCTAATGCTCTTTTTAATTCATCTTCGTATAATAATTTAAGTGCTTGTAATCTATCAGGTGCAATCTTTTGTGATAAATAAAATGCTAATCCAGATACCATGCATGGAAAGAATCTAAATGGCATATCTGAAGTATTAGTGTATGCACCTACATCTTCAATTCTTGCAAGATAGTAATAGAATATATTAGTCACGGCGCTCGTATCAGGAGCCAGATATAAACTTATTGTTGGTGTAATCTGTCGATCCACATAATATTGAGAGGGTGTTCCTGCTTGAGTTTTATTTGGTATTGCAATATATTCTGATCTGGAAACTTTTGTTAAAGTTTGTTGAGTACCACCTGTAGTAGTTACAACAGCTTCAAGTACATCATTACAATCACTTGGTGTGTTATAAGTGACCTGATTATTAACAAGTGTTTCTGTTTTCGATTTAACTTTCCAAAGGTTAATACCTCTGTTACCCCATTCAGAAAATAAAAGATTTAAACTTCTTCTAGCAGATTTGATATCATGTCCAGAATTAGTTCTTACGCCACATCTTTCGTAAGCTTCTTCGATAACCTCATCAATAGTAATGTTAAAACTTGTAGTTCCTGATGCAGCCATTTCATCCTTACGCTAAGATTGCTTTTTGTAAATGTCCTGGTAAATTCTTTTGACCACCAACTAATTTTCCTGTTTTAGCACCTAGCATTCCAGTTGTTTTGTAGTTTTTCTTTCCACCACCGATCGCCATACCGCCTGACATTTTTTTCTTGACACTGTTAGCATCAATTACTTTTCTTGCCATTTTAATATCTTTGGTTGTTACCCTATCCTCACCTTTTTCTTTTTGAGCTAGTTTATAAGCTTGTTTTGATTTTTCCATTACTTTACTCCTTCAAATTTTCCTCCCTTAACAGCGATACCCATACCACCGCAAGAGAAATTGGTTATTCTATTTTTAGCCACAGCTTTTGCAGCCTTATCCTGTTTGTCTTCTTTGACAGAATCTGTTGCTTTTTTAAGTGCCTCTAAATAGGCTTTGTATTCAGTTGCTTCTTCCATTATGTGTCTATCATACCACCATAATATAATTTAGTAAACGTCCCCTTAGATGCGTAAGTACTTACATTTGTAGGCTTACCACCTACTCCTTGAGATTTACTTCTTTTTCTCGCAACAGCAGAACGCTTTTCGGATTCTGTCATTCGGTTTGCTTTTGCAACAGGCACGCATTTCGGGTATTTTCTTTTTGATCCACTTGCAGATTTTCTTCCACATTCTTTGTATCCCCCTCCTTCTTTCTTCGAGCCTATATCAACCCATTTTTCATTAAACCATTTTTTGAGTCCACCTTTACTCATAGCTGGTACACAATTGGGAACCATACGGTTACCCTTCTTTTTCATGCCTGCTTGCTTATAGCCCTTCCAACACGATCCTCGGCTCATTTTAATAAGTCACCGTAATAATTTGAAAGGTTGTCGTTTGATAACTCAATATCAGCTGAGTCATGTTTTATAAATTTACCTTGGTAAGCTGCTGTATAAACTAATTTACCTTTTTTATCATATTCCGATTTTGGGTTTTGAATATCTATTAGTTGCTTTCTTCTTTTGTCCTTATCACCATAAACTTTGTTTTTTGTTTTTGTTTTTGGCGTTTCTGCATGTAAACCTTTATTAGCTTTCTTAGGTCCCCAATCTTTTCTCTTTGTACCTGATGGGTCTTTTATTTTGCCCGCACAAATTTTAGACGCATATGCATTAGCATACGCTGACGGGTATACTTTAAATTTTCTTTTTGCGGCCGCTTTGCCTCTAGCACATAGTTTTGTCATGCTGTTTAAGCCTCTTTCTGTTGTACAACTTCTTAGATTGTATCACTCTTGGTTTAAACAGTAAATGTCCTAGCGAGAGGATTCTTTTTATTGGATTTTTTTTCTTTATAGACTTTTCCATGTGTTTTTGCGATTGCTTTGTCTAATTTTTTCTTATCTGATGATCCTAGACCTGGTTCTAATTGTCTAGCCATTTGTGCTCTTGATATTGCCATTATATTAAATCTTTAGCCTTTCCTATTACGGGTTTATATTTAGTTTTTCCTTCAACTCTGTGTGCAAGTAAAAATTGTTCACGTCTTCCTTCAGGTATCCAGCTACAATGTATCCACCCCGAATTAGGTTCGCCTGGCGTGTAGTACTCAAGGATCAATTGATCTGTCTCAAGGTTCTTTTTAATCCAATCAGCAACCTCAGCGTTATCAACTCCAATACATTCGAAGTCTACCGCCTCAGCTTTGGCATGCTGGCTGTTCCGACTCGATCCTATAGCAAGACACAAATCTTCTGAACGAAACCCGCTTGTCACCTTGACTCTGCCAAAATGATCTCGCACTGGTTGTAAAATATTTTCACAAACTGCTTTTAGTTTTTCTACTTGACCAGAGCTAGGGTTGTTATTTATACCCTTACGGATGGCTGTATCCGATTTAATTAATTCTTGTAAACTAAAATTACGTGTCAATTCCATTATTACTCCAATATTAACTTTTTAATTGATAGAGATCCATCTATATTTTCTTCGAGCTCAGCCATTTGTTTTAGGCATTGGTACTTTACGTGCGATTTAGAACCACGTCTAGCTGTACGTGCCCCCTTGAGACATTCAGACATCGAAGTCTGGATACGTGCTTCCTTGATCTCTCCGTGTACAATCATAAGTAAAGCTACAACTAACTCTGTCATTAGTGGGCTCCGTTACCGTTTGCTCTAACTTTATCTTTTAAATCTTCAACATCTTCCAATGCTTTATCTAATTGTTCCCTTAAAAATTCTATATTAACTTTGTTAGTCATATTCATTTCTTGAGTCTCTTCCATTTTCTCGACGGATTTGTACAAATCCTCAATTAAAAAATGTTGCTCTTGGTCTGTAGGTACTTGCTCAGATTTTTTTAACAAATCATTTTCAAACAACTCACGTGATGTCTCTAACGAT